CTTCAACACGTCCGTGAAGACATTGCCAGTGGCGGTGAATGCCGCAGCGTCAGTTAGCGTCAGCAGCGAACGCCCGAACGCCAGTGTAGCGAGCGCGGCGATAGCCGTTAAGTCAGAATCGAGAGCCTGATAGCGAATGTCACCTCTGGCATCCGTATGGTACTGCGGATGATCGTCATCGGTGAGACCCGTCAATCTTCCGTGGTCTACCCCAATCGTGCCGCCACCACCAGCAGTCTGAAGATCTTCTAGATTACGCCAGAGTTCGTTTATCCACGCTAGCCACGGAGCCGTGAAGTCGCTCAGTGGGTCTACCGTTCTCTGAACGGCGCTTGCTCGTACTGGAGGAGGACTAAGCATTTGGAATCTCCGCGCGAACAGACCCAGAACAGAGAACGAACTTCACTGGATCCGTAATCTCAAGCATGAATACGAAGTCCTTGGCACGGCCAAGCGCCCTGACGGAAATTTCCGTCAGGTACCTACCAACAGAGCCAAGAGAGATGGACTTCTGAGGACCAAAGTTTCTCCCACCGTCTCTAGACACTCTTAGCATGAGAACAGGGTCGGGAGCATCCACGTTGCCCACGCCGGTTTCTAGGTCAAGCAGCAGCTCTTTTAGAAAAATGTAGTCTCCAGAAGAGTAGACATGGCGCGTGCACACCTGACGACGAATGGCCTCTCCATTATCAGTATACGTGTTCAGGTCTAGTCTATAGATGCTGCCAGTGTTGGCATCACTGACGTAGGTGAGATTATTGTACGCTACGCTCAGAGAAGCGTGGTGCCGCCCCACCAGATCTAGCCCAGTCTGCGCCTCATGCCAGACCCCAGACGTGAGATCATAACAGAGAGTTCTGTTCTGAGAAGGGAACGACAACTGGTAGATGCTGTGTCCCAAGACAGAGTACGTGAGCGCGACAGCGTCGTAGACACTTGTGAACTCTGACAAGATAGAGCAGATGTCAGAATCACTCACGGGCCCGCCAGTAGAACTCACTCCCAGAAACATCTGAGTATTTCCAACAGCAACATGAGAATGAGGGGCGGCCAATCCCCACGCCTGCGTAGCTCCATTGATGCGAGACACTGCCAGCGGGGAGGCGCCCGTGTCCTGCCAGAACTCTATAGAGAGTTGGCCGTACAGTGCCAGCGCACCATTGATCACGTCCAGCTCTACGAGAAGGTCGCTAGAGTTTTCCTTGGTGCCGAAGACCAGCGGAGTCCAGTTCAGTCCACTAAGAGAGTTGCTGACCCTAAACTCTCTAGACTGCGGCACGTTCACGTAGAACTTGGAATTGAAGAACGCAACAGAAGTCGCACCGTTCGGGAAATTCGCATCAACAATCGTCGTGACAGACGACGACGCAAACGTGAACACGTACCCAGCCACACCGTCTACGATAATGAGCTCAGCGCCGTTGTCCTCCATGGACACAAACTGCCCCGCAGTTGGAATTGCTCCGACATTCGTATAGCCTCCGCCCGCGCTTACAGAATACAGAGTCTGTCCCGCTACGACATACAGAGTCGTAGCGACTACGTGCCAGCCATAGATCGGGGCCGTCGGGAGTTCTATCCACTGATACGAGCCAGGGGTGCCCACAACGACTACACCGGCCTTGTCCTGGTCTTTACGAATGTCGTAAAAACAGTTGATTCTCCTCTGCCGGCTAACGACAGAGGAGTAGGAGGAAACTCCTGAACCGAATAGCGGTATTGTCTTCACTCTTCGCCCGGCTGGAAGTACAGGGTGCTGTTCTCAGCACCCTTGTTACGAGCAATCATCATTGCACCGTTCTTCAGCGCCTCTTTCTTTTCATCCCACGAGGCGCCAAGCATCGACCAGATCTGTTCAGACAAACCCCAGCACAGCGCAAGATACCACTCTTGCGGATAGTGTGGCTCATCTAGCGGATTCACGAAGTCCTGCACAGGCTCTAGGTACTTGAGAACCAGATACTTAGACACGTCCTCCGCAGCGCCCACGTCTGTATAGATCGTGCTGGACGTTCTGCCATCTTCCCAATAAATCGCCGCTGGGTCTCCACGATAAGCGGTGTCCGCCTTGCTTGGCAGATAACTGTAGTCCTGAACATTCAGGAACCTTACGGGGGTGTCCTGATTCTGGGAGTCTCTCAGGACCACGGTCTCAATGTCCAAGATTCTCTGTGCCGCGGTCTGATAGACGAAGCACCAGCTTCCAGAAGACGCAGCACTCGGGAGGCCAGTCGTCAGATTGATCGTCAATGCGCCCGTGGACGCCACCGTAGTCCAGTGTAGAGTGCCAGAATCTAGCTGCACGCCAATGACGTAAGTCGCGGAAACTCCAGTAATCGAACTGACAGTCAGAGCAGTCGCAGCCGCTGCGGCATTAGCCGTGAGATACGTACGAACAAGAGAGTTCGTCCAGCCCGTAGCGTCGGGACCGACGGAGTAGAACCCTGTCGTACCAGACAGCATGAGATATCCCGTCTTTCGTGTCCAGACCTTAAGTCCAGGCGCGAAATCTGACTTTCCCATCCACTGCTTGCACATCATGTTCAGAACAAGAACGCAGGAATCCACTTCTGACGCCGTCGGATCTTCATCTAAGTCTAGGGCCCCCACGTTCTTCATCGCTTGACGAACAATGTCGTTTCTAGTGACTGAAAAAGCGTAGACGCCAGACGTGCTCATTTGGATTCTCTAAGAGCCTCAGCTACGTGTTCCCACACTTCTTGCACTGGAATGTCCTTCTGACACTGCGCGGTCCCCGTCTCATGATCTCTTGAACAGTGCTCCCAGCCATAGTGTAGCACATGGCACGCGGGCGCAACGCTATTTCCGCGGCCCTGACACTGAGTATTTTTAGACCACAGGGACACCGTGTTTGTCCAGTCTCGAGTCAGATTCTCAACTGTCGAGTGGCTTAGGAAGCATATTTTGCGGGCAGGTAGGCACGCGGCGGCATTTAACACGCCCGTTTCAGGACCAATTACAAGATCTGCATGGTCTAAGAAAGACAGCGTCTGACGAATTGTCCATTCTCCAGACGTCTTCACTATACGGGGCTCATTCTCCCAGCCAGCCTCTAAGATCTTGCACTCCGGTCCGCCCGTAAGCACGACCCGAGCGTCTGGAAAGTCAACCATGATACAAGCAAGAATATTGTCTAGTCCCGCCCAGGTCTTGTGAACAGAGCTTCCTGCGAGGGACCACACAACTATCTTGCTTCCGCCCATCTTCTTTCTGGTGGACGTCGCCCAGACACGTTCTTCTTTAGTGGGGTAGAACCTACCGTTCAGTTCGTATGGAACTTCTGCAATCTCGTGTTGAAGCTCAACGTAGTTGAAGTTCGTGAGACGGTGTCTGACAGCGGGAGGAAAGAAATGCAGGGTGCGCCCCGGCATGGCGAGCAACGACCCCTCTATAGATTCACTGAGGTTAACCCACTTGTCGAACTTCTTTTTCTGCCAGCCCCAGAAGCTCGCGAGATCCGCATTCGGGACCTGGTCCTTATCAAACAGTACGAGACTGTCAATGTGGGGGTCGTGCTCAACAACGGCAGCGCCAGGAAGGCTAGAAAAGAGAGTGACATGATATCCCTGCATCTTCAGCCGCGCCCACACGGAGCTAGACTGCATGAGATCGCCGAACGCACCGTACCGCACGACGCACACAGTCTTTTCTGGCTTCTTCTTTAGATAGACCCGGTTGGTCTCTTTATCTGAACGCTTCAGATAGACCTGAAGAAAACTGTACTCTTGATCCTCATTTCTTTCTTGATTCTCCAGAAGATCCCAGCCACGCGGCATGGCTTGAATGACGTCTTCAGGAAGAAAATCGTGTTTGTGGTCTGGATTAGCTCCAGTCTGCCCAATGTTGGGGTAGAACTCCTTGTGCGGAAGATACAGCACGAGGCGCCCGCCCGGCTTGAGCACTCGCCACCACTCCTTGAGCGTGGCGGCGTAGTCTTGAACATGCTCTAGCGTGTGGCTAGAATAGACAAAGTCCATGCTGCCGCTGGCGAACATGCTCAAGTCAGAGGCGTCGGAGTAGATGTCTGGACGGATCTGGAACCCGAACTGGCTGTGGTTCAGGTTGTCCACGCTGATTGCGTGCGGAAGAATCTTGAAGTCCCCGGCTCCGACATCCAGACCCCTGCCGCGTAGATGGGGGGCCACCTCCCAAACGATCTTCTTAGACTCGTTGCACTGTGGGTTATCGATCTTCCAGACCACGTAAGCTCCTAAGCCTTAAGCTTCCAGGTTTCTGTTTTCGCGTACGTGAACTTCACAAGCTCCATGGCATCTGCAGCCCGTTTGACGAGCTCCCAGGGCTGGTTGTTGCTCTCGGCAGTCTTGTATACCTGCGCCTTAGATAGTGCACCGTTCTTCAATATGTTTTCAAGAAAGGTCTTGGCGCTGTCTAGCTCACTTGTTTCAATGAGGTACTCTGTTCTGGGTCGTTCCTCAAACACCGGCTCTCCAAGAGAGTCGAACAGAGTTCCATCTTGTTCGTACCTAGCTCTTAGATCTCCGAACACCGTGGCGTGCGGAAGAGCAGGGTCGAAAGTCGTTCTCACGTTCCGTAGTAAGTGTCGAACACTGGGCTCATGAGCTCATCCACTGACGAAGATCTCTTAGTATACCCTTGAATGAGTCCTGGCACTGGCGCTGCAAGCGGAAATTCCGACTCTACCGCATCAGTGCGTCTCTGATCTTCGAACGAAGCCCACGACTGACCCCCTTCTGCAGCACCAGAAACTTCAATCTTAAGGCATTCACGCATGTCTGCTCTCCATGTGAGTACGGGGGCATTTTAGCCCCCGTACATGCTTGATTGCAAGCGATTTGTTAGCCCGCGAACCCGCCGTCCCCAGGGTACGACTGGTCCACCACCTTCTTTAGCGGCATGTCACGTTGATCGCTCGTTTCCTGGTTGCTGATGTCCATGCCGGGGGGCATCCGGTTGAAGGTTGCAGAATCCCCCTGCGGGGTGCCCTTCTTGTTGATGTACCCAGACTTGACAAATCCCGTATCGTTTTCCATGATTTCTCCTTAGACAGTGACAGAGCCAAGCACAGGATCAACGGCATATTCGATGGCAAATCCACTGACCGCCGTCGCATCCGTCCCGCGCAGAATGTGAAACGTGTCTCCTGCACCCATCGCAACTCCACCATCCGCGGTATGCCTTCCGGACTGAACGTTGCCACTTGTTCCAGTCCCGTACAGTTGGACGCGAGTGACTGCACCAGCCACGGACGTCGTAGTGCTCGTTCCAGTAGACAAAGAGAACGGCCCGTGAGTGGTAGTGGTCACCGCAGTTGCAGTTCCCAGATCCGTAAGAGCCCCGATGTTGATGACGTGAATCCCGTAGAACTGGTCTCCATTGATGTTGACGACCGTGCCCGTTCCGTTCCACTGCGTCTGCGTGCTCGTACTAGCCACGAAAGCAGACGCAGTGATTGCGAGAACTCGCAAGTTGCCAAAGGACACGAACTTCGCAAAGGCCGTGCTAGCCCCCGCAACGTTCACCGCGTAACTATGAGACAGCCGGGCGAGATACGCCGGATGATCATAGGCCAAGTTTTTCTGAGTCATGTTCGCTACTCCTTATGCAAGAGAATCCCACTTCACGATGCGAGCGTTCGCAGCGAGAGTGTGAACAATACCGAAGCCCCCGAGGTAGTACCACGCGACGCCCTTGGACCGCCCGTAGTCGCTCGGAATCTTTCCTCGCATTTCTTCGGGAACTGCGATCGCTTCCGCTACCGTGTCGTTGCCCATGAAGAAGATCCAGTCACCGCCCTGGCTCCATGGCGTGCCGGTAAGACCATCCGTGCTAACACCCTTGACG